CCTTGCTTCCCCCGTGACAGAGCTTGCGGGAGTAGAAAATATTGGACTATCCCCAGAAGGTCTCTCAAACGTGACAACTGCAGCCGACACCGAAAACCCCGGTAACTTTACAGTTACTTATACTTATGACCAAGCGGATGCACCGATTAGCACATCTATTAAAGTTCTTAGCCTCACTTATCAAATTGAAGAAGTTGACGTAACACTTGGTACGAGTGGAGGAGAACTTTTAGTTCAGCAGCGTTTGGACAGGAATTATGAGAACCCACCATAAATAATTCTTGACATTTTGGTCAACTTGGGGTAAAATTCAAAAATGGATATCGTAAAAATAGCACCAGAAAATTTGGAGGTGGCAAATGCCTACCTTTCCACTGGAAGCGCCCTTGTAGCTGCTGAGCAGCTCGGGGTGTCTCCAGATACTGTGTATGCTATTATTGAAAAGTCAGATGTAAAAGAGTATATGAATCAGGTCTACTTAGACCAAGGCTACCGTAATCGTTTTAGACTAGCAGAATTGTTAGACGAGATTATTGAGAACAAGATAGAAGAAGCCCGCGAATCTGAAGTATACTCGTCAAAGGACTTAGTAGACATCATAGGACTGGCACATAAAATCTCTCAAGATCACAGCAAAGCAACTGCCTCTACTGCCATCACGAAGCAAAGTAATACACAAGTGAATGTGTATGGTGATGGTAACTACGGAAAGCTCATGGAGAAGTTGTTAGGTGACAGCACAGGATGATCTAGATAATCTATGGATTGAACACAGAGTATTACGGCAAGACTTCTATACCCATGAAGCGGTAGTCGAAGAACGCTGGAAGACTGTGTTTAATGAACTTAGAGAGTTTCAGGAGAGCACGAAACAGGCTCAGAAGGAGCTCAAAGACCGCGTAGACACATTATATAAGCTGATGTTAACCGTAAGTGGTTCACTCATTCTTATGTTGCTCGGCGCGTTAGTTACGGGAGTCTCATTATGATTTATCAAAAAGGCAATGCCTGGAAGATAAGCGGCTCAGCACAAAAATACGCTACAAAAAAGGATGCGGAAAAAGCATTAAATGGAAATATCGAGAAAGGACATAGTGACAGACAGGATTCTTCCGAACGGGAGCTTCCTGAAAGTACCGATAGCTGGTTACTTGGAGCTGCTTGGGATACAGCCAATACCGTCGCAGATAGCGATAATTAATGCGCTAAACAATCCGAAGTATAGATTTGTAACAGCTGCACTTGCTAGACGGCAAGGTAAGACTTATATAGCGAACATAGCTGCACAGTGTGTGGCTCTTTGTCCCGGCTGTCATGTTCTTATTGTATCTCCAAACTATAATCTCTCGCAGATTAGTTTCGACTTACAAAGAAATCTGATTAAGAAATTTGATTTAGAGGTTCAGAAGGATAATGCTAAGGATCGTGTAATAGAATTGCCTAACGGCTCTACTATTCGTCTTGGCTCGGTGAATCAAATTGATTCAGTAGTAGGTCGTTCTTATGATTTTGTCCTCTTTGATGAGGCTGCTCTTGCTGATGGCGAAACTGCTTTCAACGTGGCTATTCGACCGACTCTCGATAAGCCCGGCAGCAAAGCTCTATTTATCTCTACTCCTCGTGGTAGGAATAATTGGTTTAGCAAGTTCTTCAATCGTGGCTTCAATAATGATTATCCTGAATGGGCTTCAATAAAAGCTACTTGGCAGGATAACCCGCGAGCTTCAGAATCAGATATTGATGAAGCGCGTCGTACTATGAGCGAAGCTGAGTTTAAGCAAGAGTACGAAGCAGACTTCAATATATTTGAGGGGCAAGTATGGAACTTCGATTATGACGAGTGTGTAGAAGACTTATCAGAGTTTATTCCTAGTCGATGTGATATTATAGCTGGTGTGGACGTAGGCTTCAAAGATCCCACCGCCTTTGTCGTTATAGCATATAACGAATCAGATGATAAATACTATGTACTCGAAGAGTACTATGCAGCAGAGAGAACAACTGAGGAACATGCGGGTTACATCAAGGAAATTGCAGACCGCTGGCAAGTTGACTACATATTCATAGACGCTGCTGCGCAGCAAACAAGATTCGACTGGGCGCAAAATTACGACTTGACTACGATAAATGCAAAGAAGTCTGTACTCGACGGAATAGGACACGTAGCGTCCCTTGTAGACAACAACAGACTTATTGTTCATCAAGGATGTCACAAAGTGCTGGAATCTCTTGACCAGTATAGATGGGACCCAAACCCCAATCTTATGCGGGAAAAGCCCGTGCACAACGATGCGAGTCACATGGCAGATGCATTGAGGTACGCTTTATACACTTATAAGACTACTGCTTATACCTTTTAAGACCTTCAGAAAAATTTTTCTTGACTTTCAGCTCACCACTAGATATAATTACAAAAATAATGACAAAAGCAGGACTAAAAAGAGACCCAGTAAAGTACATAAGGGATAAAGCTAAGTCTAAATATAATAAAGGGCCAGAATGCCAAATATGCGGAACCAAGGCCCGTTTAGACTTTCATCACTTTTATACATTAACGATGATGTATGACAAGTGGATTAAGGAAAAGAAACAAGCAAGGCCAGAACATTATACGAACGAGTACATTGTTATCTGGCGAGACGAATTTATAGAAGATCACTGGGCAGAGCTGTACGATGAAACAGTCACCCTCTGCCACGATCATCACTTACAATTACACTCCGTTTATGGGAGGAACCCGCCACTTCATACTGCAGCAAAGCAGAAAAGGTGGGTAGAGAGACAAAGAGAGAAATATGGCCTGGTATGACTTCTGGAATAGAGGGGATAAAGTAGAAAAGCTAAACCCCGCCCAGGAGGAGATCGTAGTAAGCCTAGAGGGTGCAGGCCCGATTGGCTCACGCGAGCTTCCAATGAAGTACACTGCGTACTATGAACATTTGGAAGTTGTAAATCGCGGAGTCAATATGATAGTAGATGATGCAGCGGAGATTCCTCTTTACATAGGGGAGCCCATTAAAGGAGCAAAGCCTGTAACTCAAGGCGAAAATGTTCGTAGAAAAAAAGTCGACTTGTTATTAAACAAGGAACCTAATCCATTTCAAGATATATCTAGCTTTCGAAGAAACCTCATTATCGACTATATACTTGATGGGAATATTTTTATTTACTTTGATGGGTCTGCGCTGTATCACATTCCAGCGAACCACATGGACATTATCCCAGACACAAAAACTTATGTGACTGGATATACATTTCAGAAGAGCACTAATTTTAGCCCTGATGAAATTATTCATATCAAAGAAAACAGCTTTAATAGTATCTACAGAGGAACAAGTAGGCTGAGAGCTGCAAGAAGCACACTAGCAAAGCTGGTGAATATGCTTTCATTCCAGGATAACTTTTTTAAGAACGGAGCTGTCACAGGACTTGTAATAAAAAGCCCAGATATTATTAGCGAAAAGAATAAAGAGAGAATGATCCAATCTTGGATGACTAAATACTCTCCTACAGGCGGCGGAAGACGGCCTCTTATACTTGATGGAGGTATGACGCTTGACTCACTTTCATCTGTAAACTTTAAAGAACTGGATTTTGAAGAGTCAATTGATGCCGCTGAGAAAAAGATTATGAAAGTACTTGGAGTTCCTCCAGTACTTATGGATTCAGGTAATAATGCAAATATTAGACCGAATCACAGATTATATTATTTGGAAACTATACTACCTATTGTAACAAAAATCAATACAGCTTTAGAAAGATTCTTTGGGTATGAGATAACTCCAAATGTAACAAATATTCCTGCACTTCAGCCAGAACTCCGAGATGCAGGTAGCTATTACACAACCTTGGTTAACTCAGGTATTATTACACCAAACGAAGCTCGACATCAGTTGAACTTTGACAAGATGGTTGACCATAACTGCGATGAGATTCGTATACCACAAAACATCGCAGGTTCCGCAGTAGACGCGAGTCTAGGCGGAAGACCTCCAGGAGAAACAGATGCAGACGAAGAGTAAACGCCACGAAGCTTACCTAGGTATGTTCGAAGCCTTCAAGAAAGAAGGAAGAGAACTTAACATAGGAGAAGCAAAAAAGCTTTACCCAGAAGCAGCCGCAGCTCTCAGAAAGCACTCAGTAAGTATGGGTGCAGGCATGAGACGCCTTAAAAAGATTTTCAAAAACGAATGGCATGAAATCTATGAAACTAAGTTAAACATAGTTCATACGCCTGTTAAACCCACCCCGAAGACAGTAGATATTTCTTCTGACTCTTCAGAGGAGCTTTCCCCTTTAGATAAACTGAGAAAGGCTCGCAAAGAGACTCACTATGAATAAAATCTTTCATATTGGTTCAACATTTGAGAAGTCCCTTAATACCGAAGACAATGAGCTTTATATTAATGGGATGGCCAGCACGAAGGACATCGATCGAATGGGAGATACTATCCCTTCTGAAGCATGGACAAAAGGTGGTGGACTAGACAATTATAAAAACAACCCTATTATTCTATTTAATCACGATTACAATCGTCCCATTGGCAGAGCAGTTGAGCTTAGTACTGATGACAATGGTCTACAGCTAAAAGCAAAAATTGCTAAATCTGCTGGTGATGTTCGTAATCTAATTGAAGACGGCGTTCTTGGAGCTTTTTCTGTTGGTTTCCGAGTCAAGGACGCGGAATATCTTTCGGAAACTGATGGATTTAGGATCAAGGATGCAGAACTTTTAGAGGTATCGGTAGTTTCGATTCCCGCTAACCAAGCTGCAACTTTTTCGCTAGCAAAATCCTTTGACTCTGATTCTGAGTATGAAGAGTTCAAAAAATCTTTCACACAAGACTCCCAGGAGTCAATGCCTACCGACTTAGAAGAAGTCGAAGCACAGGAGAAAACTATGAGCGATATTGATATCGACGCTATCGTAGCCGCTACTGTCGAGAAGACTGCGGCTGCAATGGCAATGAAAGAAGCTGAGCGCAAAGCTGCAGATGAAGCGGCTGCTACTAAAGCTGCTGAAGAAGAAGCTGAAAAAGCTGCTCAGTCTGCTTCAATTGTTACCGCAGTTGAAACAGGTGCAGAAAAACTGCTGGCTGATGTTGAAGCCAAGCTTGCTGAGAAAGACGCTAACTTTGAAAAACTGATTGGCGAACTTTCTTCTGAGCTGAAAGAGAAGTCAGCTGAGATCGAAGCAATCCGTAACTCAAAGCGTGTTTTCGCAGATCGTGCAGGTCTGGAAAAAGGCTTTACTGAAGACCAAGCTGTTGAGGCTCACATTCTTGGTGTTGTTACTCAAAAGGGTATGGACACTAAGCTGGGTCGTGACATTATGGAGAAAGTCAATGAAAACGGTGGTGTACAGGTTTCTGCCTCTACAACTGCTGATTTCGAAAGCACTGTATCTACTGCAATCGAAAAGGACATTGAGCTCGAGCTTGTTATCGACCCAATGTTCCGTAAGCTGCAGATGAATGCTGCTTCAATGGTTGTTCCTTTGATGCCAGATGCTGGCTACGCTGAGTTCACCAGTGCTGCCGGTGCAGGCTCTGGTTCAGCCTACAAAGGTAATCTCGAGGCTCGTGGCGATACTGTCGGCTCACCTTACAACGGTTTGGATATGACATCTAAAGTACTTACCACTGGTAAGCTGGTGTCTAATTCTTATCTGGCCAACGAAACTGAAGAAGATGCAATTCTGCCTATTCTTCCTCTGATTCGTGACGCAATGGTTCGTTCACACGCACGCGCTATCGAGCATTCACTGCTTCTTGGTGCTTCTGCTGGTAACGATCTTATTAGCTCACCTTATAACGGTCTGGTTGCTGTTTCAGAAGCAAATGCTGGTACTGACGTACTGACTGCTGCTGGTACAGCAGCTTCTCCAGCTGATCTTACCGTTACTAACCCTGCGGATGAACTTCTGCGTATGCGTCAATCAATGGGCAAGTATGGTCGTCGTCCTGGAGATGTAATGTACATTGTATCTCTTGATTACTACTACCAGTTGCTGCAAGATGCAGACTTCCAGAACATCAACGAAGTTGGTGATCAGCGTGCAACTAAGATTACTGGTGAAATCGGAAACGTATTCGGTAGCCCAGTAGTTGTATGCGATGAGTTCCCAGGAGCTGCAGCTGGTGAGCCTTGTGCCGTTGCTGTTAATCCTATGAACTTCGTTGTTCCAGTCCTTCGCGGTGTTACCATCGAGCAGGATTACGAAGTCGCTAATCAGCGTCGTGTACTTGTAGCTTCACAGCGTCGTGGTTTTGATAATATGTTCTCAACCGCTGGAC